CGAGGGATTCAGTGAAGGATTTCAATTCGTCAACCCCAACGTGACAGGGGAATGCGGATGTGGTGAGAGTTTCTATTATGATGGCGAAAAAGTACCAACTAGCGAATAACTACCAACTAAGATGAACTATGATATTAATAAGTTTGATGAATTCGGTTACGTTGTTGTCACTGACTTTCTGTCGGAAGATGAACACCATCGTCTGAACACACAGTGTGATTACTTTACCATGCTCGGTAGCAACCTTACTAATAACGAGGATGGGTGGATACTTAATTCCCCTACCAATCCATGTAAGTTGGACGGAGCAATGCATAAGAGTCAAGTGTTTAGAGACCTTGCCTCCAACGATACTTTAAGTAGTATTGCTCGAACACTTCTTGGACAAGAGAACATAGACACTTACATATCCAAGTTCTTTCCTATGGTACCACACGAAGGGTTCTCTGTAGGTTGGCACCAAGATAACTTTTATATTAAGGCAGACCCTAGTCGTTTTATCAGTTGTGATGTGTTTGTTAATGGTGCGGATAAGGAGAATGGTTGTCTGCGCATTATACCCGACACCCAGATGGGTATTTGGGAAACTCATAAAAACTCACACGGTGTGTTTGAGTGGATAGATATAGACGAAGAGAGATTAACTATAGTAGACATAGAGTGTGATACTATGTTCGCAGTATTCTTTCACCCGAACCTAGTACATGGTTGTTATAGAAACAAGAGTGACAGATACCGTTACAGTATTGCTTGGGAATATATTCACGAAGGTTATGTACCAAATACCTATAACGGTCATCAATCACAGGACAGGTTACCTGTATATTCCAAAAAGTTATAAGGTTATGCGAATTTAGTCTAAGAAAGGGGTTGCGCGATACATAGAATGGTGGTATAATAGTACCCTATTCAGTGATAAAGAGAAGATGATTATGAAAGACAGAATATTCAACTATGCCAAGACGATTGATACTAACGTGTTCTACTTCAATCGTGTTGCAGATGCGTTTACTTCTAAGTTAGATTGGTATGATAACGATGACGTTGATATGATTGTCGTTGACGCAACCAATACCTCACAAGAGACTGACAACATTTTCTCTTTCCTTTACCAAACTGAACCTAACACTGATCAAGTATGGATGCGCTTTGCCAAAGAGTTCGAAGTGACCAATGCTGATCTGATTCTTGATCCAACTAAACCCTCTTATATGATACAGGTGAAATAAATATGTTTAATAATTATACTTGCAATGCTGTTACTGGTGCCGCAGGAGGTTACACTCTGCGTTTCGGTGGTCTTGATATGGCGGCACTTCGTGTCGAATGTGTTCTAGGCGAGACTCCTATGGTTGACAAAGAAGTATCTCTGTCTGCCAAGAAATACGATGTCGCTTCACTTATGATCGGTGAAAAGCATATCTCTTACGATCTGATCCTACGCATGATGCTCAAAGATGGCGTTATCACTCGACAGAGCAAAGTTAAGATAGGTGCTACTGGAAGACTTCGTGAAGTCTATGATTGTAAGACACAGAAAGCATACCGTATGTGGGGTAAGACTTACTATGGGTGTGTGTCGAAATGATTGACTTTATCGCATCACTAACATTCAGTGAGGGTTTATCCCTCATCATCCTGCTTGGCGTGTTTGTCTTGTGGGTAGAGGTTAAAGGGAGAGACGAGCAGTGAGTAAACCACGCAATCCTGTTGCTAAGTTCCAACGCAAGTACAACAAGGCAAAGGTCTTTCTTGATCGCAAGCGTGAAGCAAAGAAGCAAGGCAAACTTGTGTATGCCGAATACCGACTACTAAAGGATAGTGACGAATGAATATATTTAGATTAGATAATGATCCTGTTGTTGCCGCGCAGATGATGTGTGATAAACACGTTGTCAAGATGGTTACTGAGTATGGTCAATTACTCTCTACTGCTCACCGTGTACTAATGGGTACTCCAGAGAAACGTCCATCCAAGTCTGGCAAGCGTATGGTCGATCACTATGTAGTAAAAGGTGATGCCAAAGAACGACTGCTATATAAGGTTGCCCATAAGAATCATCCGTCTGCTATCTGGGCACGAGAGAATAATGAAAACTACCGATGGTTATACAAGCACTTCCAAGCAACTGCGAAGGAGTACGAACATCGTTATGGACGTGTGCATATGACCTATGATAAGTTAGGTTCTATGTTGTGGATCTCACCTATCCCACCAGACGGTACTGATTACCGATGGGCACGAGAGACAGAGATGCCTCAGTGTATGCCTGATCACTGTAAGCAAGACGATGTAGTTGATGCTTACCGAAAATACTATATAGAGGAGAAGAAAGGTTTTGCTAAGTGGACTAAAAGAAAGACACCCGACTGGTTTCACAAAGAAGATGTCGGTTAAGGAAGTCATCGCCACAGCAATCCTATTGGTATGGTTATCTGCGTCATTAAACAAGTATGACGAACTATATGGAGTAAGAATGTCAATGCGTAGAATGAATGAGTGCAGAAAAGTGTTGACAACCCCAATCTAGCGTGGTATAATATAAACTTAATACACAGAAAAGGATACCAATGAACAAGCGACTCAGACATTTGCAACTTAGATCAGCGCAGACTGCGCAACAAAGTAGAAGAAGAATGATGAGACTGAATGTATTATTTGAACAAGAAATTAAATCAATTGAAGGAGAAGATCCGTTATGGCCTATACAGAAAAGCAGTGGAAAGCAGATGTCGAAGTAGCAAAGGCAGTTCTGAAAGAAACTTATGTGAACAACATCGTCTACGTTCAAGAACGTGTTAAAGAGGGTGCTAAAGAAGATGAATTGAAACAGATCGAAGATCTGATCATGGCGAACGAGCGACTTATCGTTTACTTTGATGAAGGTGATGAGTGGGTTAAAGAATTACATGAACAGGCAAAAGGCGATGGTGCTGATGATGCCGAATTTGAGGAAGTAAAAGATGATGAAGACGAAGTTGCAAGAATTGACAATGCCCGAAACTCCTGAAGAAATTAACATCGAGGAGAAAGCAGACCATCTTCAAGTTATAAAGAATGGTCTTGTTGGTGCGTTACGCGATGGTGTGACACACTTACAGTTCAGGAAGGTTAACGGTGACACGCGCAATATGATTGCCACCCTGAAGACTGACTTGATCCCCGAAGATAAGATCCCCGAAGCAGGTAAGGAACGTAAAGAGTCTGTTGCACTAGTTGTGCTGTATGACCTTGAGATCCACGAATGGCGTTCACTGCGAACCGAGAACCTTGTCGAATATCGGTGTGAAGCATGGCAAGCGTAAAGCGCAAACGGAAACCCATGTCCGAAGAGCAACGTCTCGCGGCAGTCGAAAGACTTGCCAAGGCGCGTGAAGCACGAGGACATGATGGTTCCAAGAGCGTCCATCCCTTGTTATTGGAACAAGACGATGATAGTCCTATTCATTGGAAGAAGGTTCGAGTATGGGTCAAGGAGATCCAGTCAGAACTTACCTCAATGAAAGCAAAGAGACTGTCCAAGGATACTAAAGAGAGACACGAGTATCAGATACTTGAAGTCTACCTTGGTAACCTGAAGAAGTTCCTAGAGTCTAGCATATGGTTAGACATGAGATACGGAAGACATCGTGAAGGAAGGATGAAGACTGTCGTTACGACAATGGCATACTTTCCGTGTGGAAGACCTAAGAGGACTGTAGGTCATTATTATAAAGATGTTGGTGTTTACACCGAGGAAATGAAACATGACGATGACAGAATTTACAGTACAGACAACTACACCCCAGACCCCAGACAACTTTATGAACAAGAAGAAGTTCTCGAAGATGGTGGAGAGGACGGTGAGGAACTCTGGACTTAATTACATGGATTCTATTGTGCATATGTGCGATAAGAATAACATGGAAGTAGAGGACGTTAAGAAGTATTTGACTACCTCTATCATTGACTGCCTTGAAAGTGAGGCAATGAGTTTGAACTTTCTAGAGAAAACTAATTCACTAGATGTTTAAATAACTCTTGACTTATGAGTATAAATAGGTTATAATACTATGGTACAATAAAGTACAAAGTGAAAATACGCTGTGTAACACAACTGTAATACAATGCATATACTGGAGAAAATAAATATGTCTTTTGCAAACCTAAAGTCTCGATCAACCGATATGAGCAAACTAGTAACTGCCGCGCAAGAAGCGTCAGGTCAAACAACCAAAACCAATAAGTACGATGATGATCGCAAGTGGAAACCTACCGTTGATGATAACGGCAATGGTTACGCTGTGATTCGTTTCCTCCCTGCAATGGAAGGGGCAGATATGCCTTGGGAACGATATTGGGATCACGGATTCAAAGGCCCGGCAGGTCAGTGGTATATTGAGAAGTCTCTCACTACCATTGGTCAGAAGGATCCTGTGTCCGAACTGAATTCACGTTTGTGGAATTCGGGTATCGAAGACGATAAAGAAACTGCTCGTCGGCAGAAACGTAGACTACACTATGTGTCAAACATCTTAGTAGTAAACGATCCAACTAACCCCCAGAACAATGGGAAAGTATTCTTCTATGAGTATGGTAAGAAGATCTTTGATAAGATCATGGATATGATGCAACCACAGTTTCCCGGTGAAACTCCGATTAACCCATTCGACTTCTGGGCAGGTGCAGACTTTGAATTGAAGATTCGTAATGTTGCAGGATACCGCAACTATGACAAGTCTGAGTTCAAATCAACTACTGCTCTATATGAGTCAGATGAAGTTAAGTTGGAAGCAACTTACAACCAACAGTATGACCTACATGAATTTGTAGATCCTGCTAACTACAAGTCTTTTGATGAACTTTCTTCTAGATTAGAATTAGTTCTTGGAACGGCAGTTGGTGGTAATGTAACACAAAAGAATGAAGCACTCACTCAGACTGCTGAGATGAATGTGGGACGTTCTGCTCCTCAACCAGAGATCGTTTCTGCTCCTGCCCCAACGGTAGGTGCGGCATCTGATGAAGAGGATACGCTATCTTACTTTGCTAAGATGGCACAAGAATAGGTGATTGGAACTCAGTGAGTGAAAATCTGCTGATATTAAACTCACCTTTAACTAAAACACTAAACCAGACGTGGGTCACGGAGAAGTTTCGAACCAGTTGATCGGGTGTAGGGATGGAGTGATAAGTGTTTATAAGGGGTATGACTGGATGTCATCCCCTTTTTTTATTCCTGTAATCTGCTATCGCAGTCTTAATCGCGTCCTCTGCTAGGACAGAACAGTGTATCTTAACAGGTGGCAATGCTAACTCTTCTGCCAATTCTGTATTCCGTATGGTGTTTGCTTTATCCAAGGACTGACCAATGACCCATTCAGTAAGTAGACTACTAGAAGCAATAGCACTACCGCAACCGTAAGTCTTGAACTTCGCATCTTCTATTATTCCTTCTTCGCTTACTCTTATCTGTAGTCTCATAACATCACCACACGCAGGGGCACCTACCATACCAGTGCCCACGTTCTTATCGTGTTCGTCCATCTTTCCCACGTTTCGGGGATTCTCGTAATGGTCTAGTAACTTCTCACTGTATGCCATTAACCAAATCCTTGGTCGTGGAAACTTCTATCATTGTGATCTTGGGTTGGTAAGTTCTGATCTATGATTGCCGCAGTGTTACTGTTACTATTGTTTGTTACTGTCGATGTCTGGGGAGCAATCATAACGGCACTAGTACCACCTGCCGCTTGCGCGTTCTCCTTAGACATTGCATCTAACTCAGCACCTCTTCGTGCTTTGATGTCTTCAATCTGTTCGAGTTTATTATCTGTGTTAGACAAGATGCGTTGTCCATATGCGCTGTCCTCATCTAGTTCCATACCCTTGTGCTTACCAGTAGACTTAATCTTTAACAGTTTCTCTTCGTCTCTGAGCAATTTATCTTCGGCACGTCGATCCATGTCTGCTTTGATCTGGGCACGTTTCTTTCTCTTTGCTTCCTGATCTTTTTGGTATGCAGGATCGTCTTGATCTTTAAGGAATTCCGCTGTGGCCGCGTTCATTGGTTTAGGATTAGTATCACTTGCCGCTTTAGTCTTCGTAACTTCTACAGGAAGTTCAGGAATCTCAGATTCGTTCTTTTCTACAGGAAGTTCAGGAATCTCAGATTCGTTTGTATTCTCTGCTCCTATTGCTTCTACAGGTGGGGGTGGAGTAACTTTAACATAATCGTAGACTGCATCTGGTACTAGTCTACCTAACAGTGAGTCTGCGTCTGGTAGTATACTACCTATCAGTTCCTTTAGTTTATTCAATGCCATTAACGCGAAGTCACCGACTGCACTTCCGACACCATCAAACGCACCCTCAAGACCGAGCATCTCAAGGATCTTTGTGAATGCTCCAGTGACCAACGTCTTGATAGTATTCCAAATCCTAGTAGGAAGTTCTAGTAACCATTCGAAAGTAAACCCTTCCCCATCTAACCCAAGCATATCACCAACCGCAGAGAACCAATTACTGATTCCTTGTATAGCATTTTGTATGATCAAGTCAAACTTTAGTTTTAAGATTTCTGCGGCACCATCTTCGTTGGTGAATATGTCACCAATCCATTTAAACATACCATCAAAAATATCCATTAGACTGAACTCAGAGACAAACTTAGCCGTTTTGTCAAAGTTCAAGGCCTTTAATATGAAACCAGTAATCTTCTTTGGTATCCACATTACAAGATCAACCAAACCACCAATAACATTCTTTGCAAGAGAACCTAAGAAGTCAACGATACCTCTTGTCATCTTCTTTCCGAACCCACCTGTCTGCTTCGAGAATCCTTTGAATCCATCAAACAGACCGATTAAAGCACTGATGACTTGACCAACGATAGGAATCTTAGTACCGAAAGTTTTGAATACACTAAAGACTTTTCCTAGATGCCCACCCTTAGAAAACAGGTTACCGAACCCAGTCAACAACTTCGTAGGGCCAGCGAACAGGTTCTTGAAGGATGCCACTATTTTTGCTAACAGACCACCTGCTTTCTGACTAGCACCAATCGAATTATTAATGGCACGAAAGGGAGTCGTTAAGAATCGTATCGATTTACCAATACCATTAATAATCTTTTGTAAAGTAGTAAACTGTTTAGGTTGGAATGTGCCTTTGATACCCCTATCCACAAGTTTGAATCCTCCGATACCTGCACGGAATGCTTCTTTAACGCCTTGCAAACTCTTGGACACGAACGCAATATTCTTGGCAAATGAAGCACGAAACCCTGCTGTCAACTTGTCGATTCTGCCGCCTTTGAATAATTTTATGCCAAAGTCCTTCAACCACTTTCCCACACCAGTGACGAATCCTGCGACTGCCGCACCGAGAGTTAAGGCAAATCCTCCGATACCCATTCCACCAGTGAAGTCATCTTTCGAGAATCCTTTGATAGGGTCTTTCTTCTTACCCTTACCTTTCTTACCGTCTCTGCGCTTCTCTTCATCGTCAAGTTTAGACCCGGCAAACGACTTCAAGAACTTTTCCATGTTCTTGTTTAGGTTCGTTAACTGGGTAGCAGTCGTTTTATCTCCACTCTTCGTTGTATCGTTGAGTTCTCTTAAACCGACTGCTACTTGTTTTAGGTTGGTCTCTGCCATTGTTACTGCCCTTGTTGTTCTTGTTTAATTCTATCGTTCTCTTCCTTTACATAATCAATTAACATACTTACATATATCTCCCTTTCCCACGGCATCATTGTATCTATTTCTGCTAGATTATAATGATGGTGTTGCATCAACGAAAAGTTGGTCTTATAATGATTGACCAAGTTATCGTGAGAAAGGTTTATGACAAAAAATCAGATATCCCTTTCAGTTTCCTTTCTACCGTCTCTCCGCAACCTTCACACGCAAATTTAAGATCATGTTCTATTGCAGGTAGTTCACTAAGGAACTTTGACACACCTGCAAATTGGTCTGATGTCATGGACTCAATGAAGTCAATCAACTCTTCTTGTGTTGATTCACTGGCATCGATCCTTTCGTCTTCGGTTAGGATGGCGGCAATTGATTGTGCTAACATAGCAAAACCCATCTCCGTCTGATCACCCTCTTCGAGATCCATCTTCAGTACATCCGAGTACTTTGGGTATTGCATCTCTACTGATATGTTGTCTGTTATCTCAATTGTGCTTTCCTGATCTTCGGGGAACTTAACTTGAATTGCCGCGATGTCTAGCGACACTTCGTTCTTATGTCCACACCCTTCATGGGAGCAAGGTACCACAATAGTCGCACTCTCTCCAACTGACTTAGATCTAACCTGAGTAAACAGATACTCTACGTCAAATGTCGTTAGACTTCTTGCATCTATGTTTTCAATACAAGCGTCTAGTGTATTGACGATTGCATTCAATGCTTCTTTCTGATGACCAGTCTCAAATGCAATCATTAGTATCTTCTCTTCTTTGACCAAGTATGGTCGGTAACTGACAGTATCTCCAGTAGAAGGGACTTTACAAGTGTATTGCGGTGATGCGTTTAGTTTTGGTAATGCCATAATATTCTCCAATATTAAATAATAATTAAATCTTTCCTAATAGAAAGTTTGTTAATGATGAAATAGCACCACGACCAATTGCTTCGCCTGTGCCTGTATGTTGTCCTACCGTGCTTTCCCAATCAGTGTACGATAGTTGTACTGTCAATTCCATTACACCTTCTTCTGCATTACCTAACTGTTGATCAGAGATCGTAGTTGGGTAACACTCTCGTAATGAAACCGAGTATGTCTTCTTCTCATTGAAACTTGCACCTGCATCTATCTCGCCTTGCTGTAGATCAATCGGGCCAACCTTGGGTAGTCTGTTCCGTATGAAGGATGGGATCTTATCTACGAACCCCAACTGCTTCTTAAAGAGAGACAATCTAAGTCCTCTCTCTATTAACGCAATCTTCACTGGGTATGTATAATCTTCGAAGTAACCTACGGTACGACTCACTGGATCGTGTGCCTCTGCTTGCCATGCTTCGAAGTACTGTCGTGCCACATGATCGTTTCCTACCAAGAAGGTCAATGTTAGATCTGTAGTAGCATAACCATTAGCAATCTTACGTTGGGTTGTACCCATTGCCTGATCGATGGATGTGATCTGCCGTCCCGGTAATGACGCAACCGTACAGAAGATGTTCAATGTCTGTGCGTCTACAGAAAAGGATGCGAGTTGAGGTAGTTGAACCATGAACTGATTCGCCTTTGCCAAACCACCCGACTTACTGAGTTCTGCTTTTAATGTTTCTATTGATGAACCTGCACTCACTGAATCTGACTCCTACTATCGTAATGTACTTTATAACTGTTTGCCTTACGGAACTGAGCAGTAGGTAAGAAGATTGCAACTTCCCATTCTGGTGCTAGTACTTCCGCGAACTTACTTGTTACCTGTGAGTTCAAGTAATGCTTTAGACAAGGTTTGAAGTATCTTAAACCAGAAGACTTCTTCAACATCCTATAGGTCAATGAAAACTTGGCATCCTCTGTCAACTTACTACCCTGTATATCCATTAAGTTTGCGAAGAACTGCATACGCAACTTAGGTGGCAGGTAGTGTAAGTTAAGTCCCATAAACCCACCTTTGGCAGGGCCGAGTACGATGACCAATGGAAAGATATCATAGTACGGTAATTTGTCTTTATGTTTAGGATCATACATAAACATCTGCATAGAACCGATGATCTGCTTGGCACCTTGCTTCAACTCATCTTCGTTCATTAGTGCCGTTCTATTGATCGACCTCATATTCTGTGCT